GGCTTACTTGCGCTGTGGTTGTGGGGATGTATGAACTTGGGGAAGTTCCTGATTCCAACATTGCGCCCCATATATAAACACCACCGTCAGAAGTTCCCGTAAAATTTGCGCCTGTAGTATCTGTTGAGGTTGACGAGCAAATTGAAAAGTAAACATTTGCGGCCCCAACATAAGTACCCGTGACACTAAATCGAAACCATCCGTTTGCATATGCTGTTGCGGTTGCTGCTTTGTTAATTGCGGTTCCACCTGTTGAACCAACTTGCAATCCTGATGTAAGATCAAAAATCGCAGATACACCCGCGTAATTTTGCGCGTTAATCGCAAATCGTCTAGCGGCGTTTATTTGTTTTGCAAACACGCTAATCGTTACCACGCCTGTCAAACTATAATTTGTTGAAATCCGGTGATAATCCAAAGCCAAAGTTTCATTGAATCCAATTGCGGTTGCACCGTTTGCAGGGTCTGTGTTTCCGCTAGTCCGCGATAAAATTGCGCCATCGCTCCAATTCACAGAAAGGCCGCTAGTAGCAAAAGATTGACTGCCGTAAAGATAATTAGTTGCGCTACCCTCAATCAACAGCCCCTTCGCCGCAAGCGTCGTCGGGTCATAATCAAACCGCGCTTCGTTTGCCGCCGCAGTTGCAACATAGCCCGACGAATTGATGTAGGTCGCTGTAGCCGCTGATCGTGTCAGCACCACGCGAGAATCTAAAGAGCCACCTGTAAAATCCAAATTCAGCGTAGAGCCATCGCCACCAATTCCCATGCGGGAATACCGGCGTGGCATTATGACTTGGCGCGTTCGCATTTTAGATCGTGTACCAAAACGCACCCATCTTTGGCGTTGTTCCGGTGGCTTTAAATTGCACTTGAATAAGCAAAGAACCAACGCAATCAATGATGACGCTTGCAGGCTCAACATTCGCGCCGGCTGCCGTTGCAGGCGTGTAAATGTTTACGGTTGGAACGCTTGCCGCAACCGTTGCGGAACTAAAGAAATAATTGGTTGTTCCATCAATGCTTAAACTTGCAACGGTTCCGCTTGTATAGCCTAGGGTTACATCCGCAAGAACTGTTGGAATGTAGGGGTTGCTACCCGTAATTGCGGAATATGATGACCAACCAATAACGCGCATTCCAACGGAAGTAAAATTGTTGCCGCTTACGCTTGGAACGATTTTAATAAGGTTGGGGTAGTTTGTTCCAAGGTCATACAACAATGCGCTTTGGCTAGTTGTGCTTGGCTTAGTTGCTGTTGGTGAAGCCGCGTCGTAAGCCTGTGCGCTTGTAAGCGTGATAAGGCCGCTAAAGTTATACGCTGCCTGTCCCGTTGCCGCTGTTGCTAGTGCCATTTGTGCTTTCCTTTATTTTGTCTTTTCAAGTTTGTCGAGTCGCATCAATATTGAATCCATCTTAGCGTTAAATTCCCGATCATTTGCCGATAGGTTGCCAACCGCTTTGGCTAGGTCGCTGCTAATTAAAGCCAAGTCTTTAATGCGTTCGCCTTGATTGTCTAGCGCGGCATCGCGCCGGCCGATGAGCATAAACGCACCGGCGATTGATCCTAGAAGCACAATCGCTTGAATACCGCTAAACACGGTTTGAAGCGAAACTTGCTTGGACATTTTTAGTTCGGTGTCACTACTCATTTTTAAATCCTAGCAAATGGCGTTTTCTAGGTCTACGCTGCTGACCATCATTTTGACGCTTCCGTTATTTCAATTTTTGTTAGGAACAATTCGACGCGCGGGTTTTTGCTGTCCACAAATAGGCGCAAGGGTAAATGAATCAAGCCGGAATCGTCTTTAAGTAGCCCGCCATCCTTTAGCCCGTCAAAGGTAGCCTTTAGGCTTGCTAGGCAGTTATCTTTATCCCGCACCCGTGAGTCGCGCGCGTACCAATATGCTTGACATTCGGCTGCAATCCAATTTCCTTTCATGCCGTCCATAGCAATTTGGGTTGCAGCCCAAGATTCAATACGGGCTGATTTGGTTGCTTTGGCTTTGACAGCCCAATGACAGCGGGTATTTGGCGACAACACCCGCGCCGGAATACCAACTGTGATCTTGATTGATTCATCATTCACAAGCGCATTGTTTCAAGTTTATTGGTTGAAGGGAATATGCACCGCCAAAATGCAGTTCCCCCTATACCCCCAACGATATTAGACATTTTGGGATAAGGCAATTGAAGCCGCGTTGACCATCCCCCGCGTCCACTTTGTCCATTGCTCACGGTGCGGGGAAACAGGATCGCCACCTAGCGCGCCGGTTGCCCTGCAATGCGCCACGGCCTCGGCTACTTGTTCACGGGACATCTTGGCTATGCGCCTTGCTGCTTCATCCTGATCCATTTTTACTTCGCCTTCTGAAAATTGCGTTTGCTTGATTTTCACCATGCTTCTAGCGAGTTTCTGCACGGTTTTACAGGCTTGGACTAATTCGGGAACGGCTATGAAAGTCCTTGCTAGTGAACGCTTTGCATTGGTTAAGGCAATGATTAAAGTGTCGTTATCAAAAGTTTCCAAATCACGCATTGCTTGCGCGTGTAATTTGCTTTCCTTGCTAGTCCATTTTGTCGTTGGAAAATATTCCAAAATTGTATGCAAAATTTGGTCAGTCATTTTTTGATTCCTTTGGTAGCGTGTTCATTTCATTCCAAACATCTAGCGGTGGAAACCAACATGGGTTTTTGTCTTCATAGTACCATTCAGGTTTTTTTCCTTCTTCAGCGTTTAGCCAACCCCAAATCTTAAAAGTGGTTTTGTAGTTTGGGCTTGCAATTACGGCAATGACAATGCCGTTATCGGTCGGCCTGATTTTGGGGCAAGGCTTATCGGCATGGGTAGTTCGGATCTCGCATTGGTAGCCCAACAAGTCGGATTGCTTAAAGGTGTCAACGCCCGCGCCCCAATAAACATTAAGATATTTGGCAACTGCCGCTTCGCCACACGCTCCAATAATCGAGTTGTACCACGCCTGTCCGGCATACTTTTCAGGGAAGTAATTGATGCCATTTTTTAAGACTGAATTTACGCAGCGGTTGTAGCCCACAAGAGAGGCGTTTCTAAACTCATAATCTAGAAGTTTGACAATCTGATTGTTCCGCGCGGTCAAATGCCAATTTTCATCTTCCCTATTTTGCATCAACATTTGATTCCCTTTTCAATTAAATTTGAAAACTCTCTAAATGCCCCGTGCGGCGTTTCTAGGATCACGGCGGCGTTACCCCCTACTTGACCAAACAAATGCGGTGGTGTTGATTCTAATGGCATTACAAAGCCTCCTGCGGGTCGAGGTAACGCCCCTGCTGTAGCCAAGTGGTTGGATGTGCGATAAATTTGGGGTCGGCGGTTTTGTTGGCATCGGCGAATTTTTGTACTCGTTCGCACAAGACGGAAATGCCGGCTGCGGGATCATCTTGTTCGTATTCTTCAGCAAGTTCAGCGGCCGCTTTTCGGATCAAAATAAAGGCTTTCTTTTTACCTACGCGGCGTGGAAAGATTTGCCACACAATTTCACAATCGGAATCCGTGATGCTGCTTGCCGGTTTCTTCCTTGGCGGTGAAATATCTTGCTCGGCGGCGAAGCCGATGAGCGTATGTTTTTTATCTGAATTTGAAATCTGAGATTTGATATCTGATATCTGATATCTGACATCTGATATCTGACATACTATCGGTTGAGCATCTTCTAAGCATTGCTTGGGTGATGCTTGGGCAATGCTTAAAGCATTGCTTGAAGCATCCTTTGACCATCGTTTTGCAGCCCCTTTTGTTCCTCTTGCCTTCCATGTTTCAAGTTGAACTAACAAGGTTTGGCGGTCACGCTCCATGCGCGGGTTGCGGCGCAAGCCATCTTCCGCAATAGGAAACTTTGAGCCAACGACTGACCAACAGGATTTGGTTCCGGCAGCCATACGGTCTAGGCGGTCAACTTCCGGCGGAAGCCCATCGTTTACCCATGCGTACCAAAGCAAGGTCATGTAAACTCCGCGCTCTTCCATTGTCCAAGACGCAGTTGAATTTAGGAAGTCGCTACCGTAGAATTTGAGGAACGCCAATGGCGCGCCTGCATTTGTTAAACTCATATCAGATCTCTCTGCGGCCTTATCGCCGCGTATGATTTAGAAGCAGTCCAAGTTACATTCTTGGGCTGTTTCGCTTTCTATCGTAACTCTTGTTTTTCTTGAACGCAATCTAGTAGTCCCTGCGCGACTTACCGCCCAAATATGCAATGAGGATTATTTCCAACACAATCACGCAAAGCAAAAGTATGATTGTCATTTTTTTGTCCTAGCGGCGGCATTGCCGCAAAACCATCCCATAGTTGTTTACTTCTTTTTTAATTTTGATTTCAGCCTTGCGTACAAATTTATTTGCCTGAAAAGGTTGGTAATCGACATGGTGATGGCATCGCCCGTATCGAGTAACCAACCTTGCATATTCCGGATAGGTGTCAACAAGCATTTTAGACTTTGGCAAAGTTCCTTCATAATCGTAAAAATCTTTAGAATTTCCGCCCTTGACGGTTTGGGTTGCCGCTTTGTTTTGCAAAAACGCTTGAAACAAAATTGTTGCCCAACCCTGCTTCAAAATATCTAAAGACAAAATTGTGTCTTCGTTGTATCGACCACGCCACCGAAAAGGAATATCGTTTCGTATTAAAATGCAAGAGTAAACACGGGTGTTTAATCTAAAGGGTGCTTTTTCGCGCCTGCCGCCTCCGGCAAAAAATCTGTATTCAAATCCTGCTTGCGCCACATTTTCATACCGGTCTACAAAATCTTCAGCCGCCGCAAACATTGATCCGGTTTGTACTTTTATGCGTTGGTTACGATTGAGTCGGACAAATCCGTTAATGTTGTCGTCAAGTACCCAATGCCACCTTGCGCCAATTTGAATTGAATGTTGCCAACAAAAATTACGCGCGGCCCCGGGCCCTTTGCTTTTTGTTTCGCCTAAATTGTCTAGTGTTTCATACTTATCCAAAAATAATTGCGGCAAAACTAGAATTTTTTTCTTGGAAATAAATTCCGCATATTTTTCATATTCGTTTTGTTCAACAATTATGTAATAAGGAACGCCCATTGCTTCTAACGCTTTGCTTGTAAGACGGCTATCCCATCTTCCCTTGGACACAATATAAATTGGGTGTTTAGGATTCATCTACATAAACCATTAAATCAGATTGTTTTTTTGGCGGATAAAAAAAACTTTTGGTATCTACAGAAATTTTAATGCCTACCAATTCAGAAAACTTTTTAACATCTTCAAAGGTTTCAAAATGAACAATAATTTGTTTTATTGATTCTTTGCTTGGTTGAACAAATTCGGGCATACCTTGCCAATGTTCTTTCCATGCTTTTTCATTTTCAAACAATGATGGTTGGTTTTCGTTTGTCATTTTTTTGCCTTAACGGCGGCGTGACCGACCAACACGCCGACAAAATTTGTGCCGGCTTCCGTGATGATGGTAAACGTCATGCGGTCGTAAGTTTTAATTTCCTGCGTTGCACAGTCATATTCCGTTATGGATTCCTTGGCAACTTCAAATTCCTTCACAAGAATTTGGTCGCCCTCAAAGCCATCAATTCCTAGAAACTGCAAACATAGGTAGACATCATCGTGATCACGCGCAAGCAACCAATAGCCTTTGCGACCCATCAAGATTTCATCATCTTCACGGCGCAGGAAATAATGTTGCTTTTGCGTTGCGGTCATAGCCTGCTGCTTTGCATAATTATTTTGCTTCGCCGTTTTGAATATTTAATTGAACTTGCAACCGAACTTCGGCAATCCAAATATTGCGTTCGTCCTTATTCCTGTACGCCGTAGTTGTGCGTTCAAGTAACGCCTTGCCGCTGCCGGTTGAAGCGTTGACATTCACCGCGCTGCCTGTAACGCTGCCGCCCGTAAGGGCAAACATGGCATCAAAGGCAAGCATTCGCGCGGTGTTGCTGTCTTTGCCCCTTTCGTTGTGGCGTGGATATTTGAAACCCCTGCGAGCAAGGCATTGTTGAATTGCTGCTTGAACTAATTCGACTGAATACATTTTATGAAATCCTTAAAGTTTGAGTACGGGGATGCAACAGCGCAAAGTTAAGTTGTTCGCCGGCTTCTAATTTAGACCTAATCAATTCCTTGTTTGGAACGATTTCAGTCATGGTAAATTCCGGCGGAACATCGCCAACAATTTCCATTGATTGTTTGCCGCCCGCGTTTGCAATGCTCAATTTATGAAGCGGTGTTTCCAACTTTTCAATATCCGATTCTTGCATGACACGCATAACTTGTTGCTTCATAAATGCAACCATTGCTTCATCGCGTTTTGCAAGCGCATTTAAGCGCGCCGCTTCCTGTTTACGCGTACTAGCCCGCATTGTGATCTCTGCGGCCACCGATAAAAGATCATCAAAACAACCCCCTAACGTGCTTGCTGTTGCTGCCAAAACATCAATTTGTCCCATGAGCAAAGTAGCATCACCGCCGGATTCTTCCGTGCTAAGAAGCAACGCTTCCAACTGTTGAGCCGCTTGGCTCGCCTTGTAAACTCGCTGTAATTCTGTCATTTGTATTTCCTTGTAAAGAGCAGGGTTGGCGGTATCCGTCGAAGATAACCGCCAACCCCTATGTTTAATCAAAATGGAATGTCGTTCAAATCAATTGGTGCTGCGGCAACAACCATTTCGGGTTCTTCAATATCGACCTGCGCGCTATCGCTGAAATACTCACGGATGCCGTACAAGGTCGAACCGAACTTATCATTGGGTTGCACAAGCAATTCCACGCGCATTCCGTTTTCTTCGCAGGTAGCGCAGGCATTTACTAAACCGCTGTCAAATGCACCAACCCAAAACTCATCACCGTTTCGGTCAAACAAAATTGGAACGCGTGAGCCGCCGGTCTTTGTTGGCTTGCCTGTGCCAATCTTGACCACGGTTGCAGCCCCAAGTTGAAGCACAACGTCCTTAGGCATCCGCTCGCACTTGTATTTAAAGCCTTCGGACTGCTTTGCTTGCGGTGCTTCCACCGCTGACGATTCCACAAATTTAGCCGCAACCGCCCGCTTCGATTCAACAGCGATTCCAACAGGCGCAGCGATTTTTGGCTGTACTTGCTCCACTCTAGCGGTGGCGTTGCTGACCGCTTGCGGCGCGGCTGCGGCGTAATTGGTTGGCTCATGTCTTGCGTTAGGGATATCTGAAACTTCCGTTTCATCCAAGAACCCAAGGCCACAAATTGAAAGCGTTAATCTGCGCTTTGCTTTTGTTTCGCATTTCAACATTGCGTTGGCAAGCATTTCACCCTTCAAGCCGGCAATAGTCACAACGCCGCTTGATTCATCTTCTCTACCTGTTGCATCCTTCCCTCGTGCAATGACTTGATATAAGCCCACTTCGGTCATCATGGAACGATCTAGCGGAAAGATCGTTACGCCGTTGAGTTTGCGTAGTTGCTCGCTGCAAGCGCGCGTTGCGTACAAAGTAAGTTTGCCGCTTAAAGTGATGTACTCAAAAGGGCGGGTTGTTGGATTTAACCCAAGCGAACTACAGATATTGTTTACATACGAAACACGCTGTTCCGATGATAAGCGTGACAAATCGCCCCCAATAACTACTTGTTCAATAGCCGCTGCCATTCCATTCTTTTTCTCTATATCAGACATTGCATACTCCTAGTTTCTCGCAATCGGCGAGCGCGATCATTGCGACGAGCAAGAACAAACCACCCCCGCAAGGGTGGAAAGTTGAAGATCGTCAAACCAAAGATTCGGGGAATCTGAAATCTTTTGCATCGGGATACACTAATTTAATTTTGTTGATGCAATAATTTCGCTCTGCTTCTAGTTCATCAGATTGCATTGGAACTACAAAATCGCTGTGCGCCATAATTTCATTGCCTGTGGTAAAGACATATCTGTTTTGTTGAAGTTGCTTTTGGATCCACTTCTCATTTTTGCGTGATGCAAGCAAATTACGCTTTGCATTTTCAGCATCGGCGGCGCGCGCATCAATCCATGTTTCAATGATGTGGCCATAATTTGCAACAATCAAATCATTTTCAATCCAACAATTTGTTGCGCCGCCATTGCCATCGTTAATTGCTTTGCCAATTTTGCGCCCATCCAAATAAATGTCTGCCGTAAACGCAGTTGTTTCACGGGAAAGGTTAATTGCAACATTCATTTTTTTAACGCTTAAACGGTCAGTAAAGTTTGCAGTTGTCATTTCAATACTCCTAGTTGTCTAGCGGTGCGGCTAGTCGCTTGCTTCGCCCAAAGCATGGTACATTACTAGCACAAGTATCGGATAGTGCAAGGGGTTTCTTTAATAAATATTAAAAAAATCTAGAAAATGTTAAAGAATCGCTTGCACATTGCCGATATGCGGTTATCTTACATATGTCATCGGGCGATGACACCCAACGGCAGGGGTTGCCGGCACTACTAGGAAAGGCCACAAATGGCAAATTTCATCGTTTTTGTTTACTCGCAGAATTGCAGCCGCGCAGGCAGATTAGTGCATGAAGGCAAGGCGCAAGAGTTGTTGCAGGAAGTAGCCGAGGGCGGCGACATTGGCGCGGATCATGTCATGTATGAATTTGAAAGCGTTGTTGACGCGCTTGATTACGGTCACAAGCAATTGCTTCTAAACATTGTTTCCGCAAACAGGTATCTAAACAATGTTGCGCTTTCGATCATGGAAGCCGCAAGCGAATCCGGACACACATCTTTGGTTGCTGATCTTGAGGCGGCGCGCAAGGTTTTAGGGGATCGCAAATGACACTACAGGCATACATGGAAAAGTTGTTAGATATTTGGGATACTGATGAAAAATTTGATGACGGGCATAGCGTTGTTATTTTAAATTACAGCGATGAGAATTGCGGGCAGCATCCGCAAGGATATCCGCATGAAGAATCGGAAATCATGCTTCCGTTTTATGATTTATTAAGCGTTGCAGATTGTGAAAAACTTAGGTGTTGTGAAGGCGGGTTGCTTGTGTGGCGTATGAATGCTCAAATTGAATTTAGTTTGGAAAGCAGTTACAGCAATGCGGAAAGTGAATATCACGCACTTGTACAACAAGCAAAGGAACTTGACTAATGAAACGCTTAATACCTTTAGTTTTATCCTTGACGGCGGCAACAAGCGCGTTTGCACAAGTGCAGGAATCTGACATGGTGCGATTGCTTGCTGCCATAAAACAAGTGGAATCCGGTGGTGATGCCAACGCAGTAGGCGATCAAGGTAAAGCCCTTGGAGTCTTTCAAATTTGGAAATGCTATTGGCAGGATTCAAAAGTAAGCGGGTGCTATCAAGATTGCAAAGATCCTAAGTATGCGGAATCTGTAGTGCAAGCGTACCTTGCCCGCTATACACCCAAGGGCAAAACCGTTACTTTGGAAATGCTTGCAAGGATTCACAACGGCGGGCCGCGTGGTTACTTGAAGCCGGCAACGCTGAAGTATTGGTTGAAAATTCAAAAGGTGCTTGCACAATGATTCAAACAACATCAAAGGAAGCGTACGATTCCGTAGACACTTCACGGATTCAAGCGCGGGTGCGTGACCTAATAGACCGCGTTGGCGGTTGCACCTGCGATCAAGCAATGAGCCTGTTGCAATTGACTCATCAAAGTTGCTCGCCGGCATTTACGGCTTTGAAGAAGTTGGAATCCATAAGGGATTCCGGCAAGCGCGCCCCAACGCGCACAGGGCGCAACGCCATAGTTTGGGTCGCATCACAGCCCGAAACCTTGTTCCCCGAACTGCCTGCGAGCAAATCGGAAATGAAGAACCGCCTAATCCGTGCGGCTCTTGAAGCGCGCGCAGGCGCACCGTGGACAAAATTTGATGCAACATGGGCGGATTTTAAAAGGAATTTTGCATGATCGGGATGACGCGAACGCCGTTTGCCCATGTTCGCTATATGGTCAACGGAACAAGCCATACCAAAATTGTGCGGGTTTCAGATTTTAAATGCGTTGACAATATTAAGAATTTGTGCGCCCGCTTGCGAAAAAAGGAAGGGGCGGAAGCCTTTGAAGTTGCCCTAGTTTTTGAACGACACGGCGCAACTATCTACAAAATCGTGCTAGAGTATGTCAACAGCCGATGGATTAAAAGAAGATACTGAACAATTGCGCCGGCGCGGCTCGCCCCCGAAACGCTGCGTAGGTGCAACCTAGTGGATCGCCATGTTGAAAAGCATGGCGGTCTTTTTAATTGGTACGCTTCGCCTAATGGAATCAAGGACGCTTCCCACAGTTAAACAACCGCCTAGCCACATTCAATTGCTAGAAGATGCAATTGCAACGCTTAAAAATAAATACGCAATAACAAACATTGCCAATGATTTAACCGGCCTGTTGGAAGCAATCAACACAGCCTTGGAACTAACGCGCTTTGGCGATTGCTTGTTTTCTGACGAGTTGCGTAATATTTTGATGGTCAAACACCACCAAAAAAGTTTGCGTGGAACTGAAAAAGATCCGTTGCGCGGAAAGCGTAAATGCCACCGCAAGCGTATTCGTTAGACTGTTACAAGCCCATCAGATTCGGTTGGTGAACCGCTTACAGGCAAATAAATTCCCTGCGCTTCGGTCTTGCACCATCGAGCGAACGATTTAATAAATGTTCCCGTGCTTACTGAATTGCTTACAACCGCAATTGTAAATGAGTCGTTTGTGTTCCAATCCGTTGAACCGCTGTAGGCGATCACGGAAGGGCCGCCACCATACAAGGGAACCATTGGTGAAAAAATTAGTTCGTCAATCATTAAAGAACACGCATTTTTAACCGCCGTGGTACTGTAAATATCAAGGTACAAAGTTGTTGGAAGTGATCCACGAGCAACACTAAAAGAAACGGATTGGATTGCGTAAGAAGTTGTTAGCGTTGCCAAGTTTAAGGAAATGGAACTGCCAACAACATTTCCCGCAGAATCACGCAACGCAACAAGAACGGTTCCGGTTGGTGAAGTTCCCGATACGCGCGCCATAAACATTATGCAATAGTTTGTTTCTGCGCTCACGCTTGCCGGCGCGCCGTTGCTGCTTGCTACTTGCTGTCTAATTCTTGTAAGCGTTGTTCCATCGCCGTTAAATTGCAAATTGTAAGATCCGCGCGCAGGAGTTGATCCCTGTCCAATTTGTGTTCCCGCAACGCCCGTTACAATTTCCCAATTTGTTGGTTCTTGCGCTGCGCTCCATGATTCAAAATCGCCGTTGCTGATTAAGGAAACTCCCGCCATGCCTGACGAAGCGGTAATGCTTGCGCTTGTGCAAGTAATGTTTGTCCTAATTCCCGAACCTGCAACCGGCGTAGTTCCTGATCCCGTTGGGTATTGCGTATTGTTTGAACCTAACGCGCCTAGTCCCAAAATGCTAAAGGTTGCAGCCCCAAAATTAGACACATTTCCGCCAACCGTGCAGTTGCCGTTTAATGTTTCCGTAAACATTTCCTGCAAAAAGATAGACGAAGAAGCCGGACGGTATCCCCGAACAAGGATTGTTCCGTTTCCTTGGTTGCCGCTTGTGGCTGTGTAGGTTAAACTTGAAGTTCCTACGGCTGCAAAAGACTTGCTATTGGCTGTCATTACCGCTTGGAGTTTGCGTAGTGCTGTTCCAATCGTGCCGTCATACACGGATTCTTCTTGGCGAATTGCATCAATTACAAAGTCGTTTATGCTTGAAGCAATGTTTTGATAGGCAACTAAACCAATATTGGAAGGCAATCCCATTTGATTGTTCAATAAATCGGCTAGGTTTCCAACGCTGTTTCGATAGTTTGTGCCGTCAAAAGTTGTTAAGACGCTAGACAAATTTGCCGCGTATAGTGGCGAAACTTGCGTTGCAATGCTGTTTGCATATCCAAACAACTTACCTAGACGAGTACTAAAATTTGCGACATTGAGAGCCATGCGTTTATCCTATCTTTTGTTTACCTTCAGGTAAATCGTTTGCGGCAACGGTTATTTTTATGTTTGCAGGGTTAATTGGCGGAAAACCAAACTGTTTGTTAATTTCGGCCATTCTTGCATACGCCCTAGTTTGTATTTTTTCCGTGTCGATTTGTTGCGGTGCAACTTTGTTTTTTTTGTTAAAAATTAAAAGCGATTTTGCGGTTGAAAATATTCCTTTAATTGCATCAAGCGCGCTTTGGGTTGTTCCCCCCACGGTTTGCGTAGTGTTGTTCCATTTATCCTTTGGACAAACTGCGCCTGCAATAGTGACCTTAGTTTGCAATTGCGCTCTACCGTTTGCCCCGCACCCACAACCGCCGCCGCAATATCCAACGCCCGCCGGATCCACCATGCCTTTGTATTCAACCGCTCTATGCTCGCAAGTCATGCAAACATCCAACCGCTTTTTGGCATCAACATCCGTTACCGAGCCGTTTAAAGCATGATTGTATTCTGCTTTTAAGTATGTTGCTATTTTGTTTTGCATTAAATACACACAGGTTGACATTGATTAGGAACGCTAGTTGTAACAATTTCTCTGTCTGAAAAGGTTTGCCTATTAAAAGGATTTGGAATATCTGTTGACCCATTGCATCCAAGAAAAAAAGTGTCAACTGACGGATATTTATATTTGTAAATTTCAGTTGTATCATATTGTGGGGAAATTGTTGAACCAAAAGGGCAACCCATAAAACACGCGCAACTGTGTGTATATCTACGGCCTTCCCAACGATATGTTCCCGCTGCCACCCACATTCCGCATGGTGGTATAACTATTTGAGCAAACGGTTGTATGGATGTTCTTTCCGTAAAATCAACCGTACCGGCTACCGTTACCCCGTCACCTTCGTAAATTGTTTGTGTAGTGTATACGGTTGAAGACAAGGCATTTGCTAAACATTGGTTGTATCTTGCAACATAATACGGATCGTTTGGATCATATATAACAAAACCATAATTTTGAATATATAATTCTAAACAAGGATCTTGAAAAACTGCACCTTCTGCATAAGACATTTCGCTTGAGCCGCTTGAACTATTGTAACCAACTCCTGCGTTTGGAACATTGTCGCAAAGATAACTTACTACATAAGTTGAGAATGTTCTCATAAGTTCAATGTTTATAATTTTGTTTTGCGGGCAATGCGGCCTTGTTAAACAAGAATTGCAAGAAGTATTTAAACAAGTTCTTCCTTGTTGAAAAATTGCGGTTTGTTGTCCAACATTTAGCGCGCCACAATCACACTTTGTTGCATTGTCAATGCACCTAATTGGGTAACCGCTTGCGTTTGTAACACAGCAAACACCTAAACACGCATCGGGGCAAACAGGGTTTGCGTTCCATACGCCGCCCAATTTTGTGCATTCGCAAACAGTTTTGTTTTCTTCGCAAGTACAAACAGTACCCTTTTGAATGCAACACGCGCCCAAGGTGGGATTGGAACAGGCTTGGCAACAACAAGCCGCCACGCGCTGACTCACTCCATCACTCCACACATCACAACGCTAGACAAAAGATCATGGTCAGAAAATCCGCGCATTTGATGACCAACAGGAACAAGGATATTGGTCAACTCAACAAATTGACCGCTAGAAATTGAATAGCCAAAAATAATGTAGTCCGTGGTAGTGGCAAACGACCGTCCCGAAGTAATTGCCAAATTTACTTTTATTGCTGCATTGTGCAGATTGCAAATCCGAATTGTTTTAAAAAAGTAACTGCCAAGATCCGCAATAACTAGCGCGGTTTCTGCCGTGGTTAATGATTTTCTAAATATGACTGAGGAACTCATAATGAAATGATACTCGCTAAAGAATCGGAATTGGTAAATGCGATGCCCGAAGCACCGGATTTGGGCCATGAACTGTTTGGTGGGGCAAACGGAACCACCGCGCTGCAATCCACGGCAACGCCGTTTGGTATGCAAATCCAAAAGGTAGTTGCTCCGCCCTCGTTAATTACTTCGTAACAGATTCCAAAATTGCCTGAATCACCTCCAACCGGAGTCATAACTATAGAAGGTTGGCTTTGCGGAACTCCACTTGCGGGATAGTATAATTTTCCACCATCGTAATTTTTTGAGGGAGGTTTATTTTGTTGTGTAAAATGTTCAGGTAAATTTAAACAATATCCTGCGGCTCCGTCTATTGCGTTATTTCTGTCGTTAGCACTAGAAAACTTTGGAAATTCAAGGTTTTGTAATTGTACTTCATCAAAAGCATATAACCACATTGTTGGCAAGCCGCTTGCCGCATCAACTGATATTACTTTGCTTTTATAAAACAAACACACAAAAGACCTTACAAGGCCGGCGCGCGGTTTTAAAACTTGTATGTTAAGCGCGCCATAAACATTTCGGCAACGCGCAAGACCTAGCGCAGAAATTTTCGGTTGGTCAAGCAAAGAAGGCAGCAACAAAGAATCTTTTTTGTCGCCGTAAATTCTGTATTGAACTTGTTGGTTCATTTCAGATCCAAACTTTATTTCTTCATGTTGCAACCCAACCGAAGGAGTTTGATCCATGCGAAGCCCGTTACCCGCTGCCGGAATCCGAGACAAAATTAAATTTCCCGAAACTAAATCACGCAACCGCTGATACCTACGGTTTAAAGTTCGGTTTCTTGCTTCTATGCTTTCCGCATAACTTTTAGAAAACCAATAACAATCTTCTTTTTTATTTAAGTTTAAATTCCACGGAACAATGTTTACTACATCGGGTGTTTTTGTGGGAACGCAAGTGTTCCAATCAGTTGTTGTTTTGCTTACACAACCTACAAAAGCGGGAAGGTGATCGCCAATGTACGCCGTTCGATTATCTGTTTTTTTTGTTCTTGGCGAAGTATTGCTATAAAACAATGCTTGAGTAGGCTTAAAGCCTTCAACTCCATTGTGGTTATCAAATATTCTGTAGTCTTGAATTACTTTATCCGCCGTGTACCCGTAGGTGCTTGCCATATTGACCGCGTGAATTGAAACAACGCTTGACGGCATATCAATTGACAAAGAATTTAGTCCGCCCGCAGCCCTGTAAATTTCGTTTTGTGTAACCCATGTATCCAAAAAACCTTCATCAAGGGCGGGGTTTGCTTCTCTTAAAACCAATTGGGAAGCAAATCTATCCCAAGACCAAACGCAGCCGGCGCGGGCGGCAATTTCGTCTAACGCTTCTCCAACGGTGCGCGAAGTCAGGTCTAAATTTATTGAATCAAAAGTGCTTTGCGGATTGTAATTTGCCGCAACCGTGGCAAAATCAAAAGATATATATTCTTTATCTGACCATTGCGAATTTGTTTGAAACGAATTGGTTATTTTTGTAATTATGTCTTTAATTGTGTACGGCGTTTGTTCATACCACGCGTTTGGTTGGACAACGGGCAAATCCGCTGCTATTGCGTCTACATTTGGATTTACGGATAAAACAAAACTTGTTGTGTAATCCGGCGAAACTCTTGTTGTGGCGTTTGTGGTTTCGGGCCGCAGGTGAAGCGGGTTATCCGCAATCATATTAAATTGATCAGTACAAGTTCCGGATTTATAAACAGATCCTGACGAAGGCGTTAAATTCAGCATAAGAGCAGAATTGATTGTGTACCTAGCGTCTACTAATTCCATGACAAACAAGGACGGGTGATACACATTTGGTTGCGGCCTATAAAAGATTTTTTGTTGAGTTGAGCCGGCTGAAATAACCAACTCTTGAATGCTGCGGCAAATCAAATTTGACCATACCAACTGCCTACCCAAATCTTGAATAGGAACCGCTAACGCAACCGTTCCTGTTGCTGCAACAAAATTTTCTTGTGAGCCACCGCCGCGATTTCCACTATTTGTTATTGTTCCGCCATTTGTGCCGGAAGTTGAAACATTTCCGTCAATTGGATTTGTTCCAAGCGTTCCACCTTGTGTTTGTAGGTTTTTTGGCTCTAATAAAGTTAAGAAAAAAAGATCAGTTGTATCAGCATCGGGCGATTCAACAAACGGAACTTCCAAAGTTGCGCCGTTAAACCCTGTTCCGGCAACCAAAACCTTTATGGTTGCATATCTTCCGGCTCCAACTAACGGAGTTTTTATTGTGTTTATTTCGGATGGATCATATCCGGCAGCCGTCAAAACATCGTCAATTTCGGTTGATCGCCGAACCAACAAAGTAGTTTTTTTGGAAGTTGAGTTGTAAAGAGAGCCGTAAAGATTCATGGTTTATCCAATGTAATCTGATTTGGCTCCCGTGCCATGATTGTTTGCGTCCGTAAGGGTGCTATAAACCAAAGATTTTGTATAGGGGGTTCTTGGCGAAGTCATTTGAGCCGTAGCGTAGACTGCTCGTGGAATCCCTGCGCCGTCAAACGCAACCCTAGTAAGATTTATTGAATTTGCCGCTTGTACTTGCAGCGTTCGCGTAGCAACAATGCAAAAATGCGTGTTGCCAACTGTATCAATTGCCGCTCCCGAAATTGAAATGTTTTGATCAACAAGAACACAAGGCTCGTTTATTGTGTCCCAAGGAATTGGAACATTTTTCTTAGTGGATACCATTTCCACGGATTGATGATAAAAAACTTTAGGCAAAGTAAGTTGCATAGGGAATTGATAAGAACCGCCGCAAGTTTCCAAAAAAGCCATTCCGGTGCTTTGAGTATCTTGCGAAGTTTTTGTTTTGATATGTATAATTCCTGAAGAAACAGGCATACCAACATCCGTTTCAATGTCTTTGCCTTTTGGAATGGGTGCGTCAGTATCCGCAGGAACTTCAAAAATAGTAATTGGTGCTTCTTGCGGTGTCCTAGTTCCATTGCCTAAATCTGTAAAATATGTTCCAAATACCCAAGCGGTACATGGATCATACCGATCACGCATAATGTTTTTCATAATGGAACCGCAAGTTCCATACGGGCCCGCATAAAGAAGTGTTCTTGGTGTTCCGCCTTGATAAGTCGCCGAATGCAAAGGGTTAAAAAATTGATGGATTAAAGTAGGTTGAAATAAATCCGCTTCAGTACCTAAAGCAACAACCGTTAATTCAATGGCGTTTCTTGTGTATAAATTCGGCTCTCTTACGGTCATGCTTTGAATCAAGTCAGCATTTGCACCGGTAAATTGTATTCGCGCTTGACAGGCTTCATAGGCCGTAGCCAAAATGTCCGATGCAAAATATGTAGGACTAGATTCCATTTTTACTGTGAAAGTTTTTGTGCCAAGCATATTGTCAATAGATCGTTCATAGGTATAAGAACCATCGGCAATTAAAACAGGGTTTGGCACATCGCGAAAAACAAGTTTGTCTACAACATTAAAAGTAAGCGTTCTATGACTGCTATCAATTGCATATTCTTGACGCTCTCTTACATAGTGATCTTCTTTAAATGGCATTACAAGATTTCGATATAAATCGGGGGAATTTGGGGTATTGCCGCTTACATCGGGAAACGGCAGCACATTTTTTGCAGTTGGAACATTGGTTTGTGTAACAATATCTTGTACTGCGGCGGAATCATAAAATGTTGAAATAACAAGCGTACCCTGATGGGTAATAGACATAAACCCTGCTTGGTCTATGTTTGTTGTTCTTGAGTAGGAAAATCTTTGGATGCGACTGTCGCCGCAAGAAAAGAATGTAAAAGAAAAAGAAACAACAATAAGCGACCTCGTTCTTGATCCAACAATTTCATTTACAACACAGTTTACTAACGGCCCGTTTCTTGTATCTGTATCTTCACTTGCAAGCAAAATATAATTACCTGTAACTCCTGTTCCTTCCCAATCACAATAGATTGATCCTTGCGGGCTATTAAGCAAAGCAGAAATTTCTTCTAATTTTACTTCTGTGTTTGTTGAAGTGTGAAGGTAAGTAGCCGTTCCTTCCATTGTGTGACGACGACCTGACCTGTTAAATTCGTCGCCTTCATACATATTTTCCGTGTTGTATTTAGTTACTTTTGCGTTTGATAAATAAACTTCAGCCGCCAAGGTTGTTACATATTTAATATTCATTATGGGTTTGGCCTCTTACGCATTGCGGGATGAGTCAAACCGTTAAGGGTGGCAATAAATGGCGAATTGCTTATACCTGTGGGCATAGCATTTTTCTTTTTAAGTTCTTCAAGAATTTCGTTTAAAGCATCAACTGATTTTTTTGCTAAAACTTTATCTTCTTCGCTTACATACATTTCTTTTAATGTTTGGGTTACATATCTAAAAAGAGTCTTGATTCCAAGCGCGTCCGAATCGCTAACGGTGTCTTGGTTTAATACCCTAACTCCATTGATGTAATGGTATTTTTGACTTTCAGCGTCAGGGTTTCCAATATCAGCAATTGATTGCATAAAATCCCGCAGGGATTCAACTATTTGCATAATTGCCGGCAATAAGGATTTTGTTATGTCATAAATCTTTCCAAGGAACGATGCAAGTATTGTGGTAACTACAACTTTAATTGCTAAGAAAATTGGTTGAAATACGCTCATAAATTGGCGGTACATTTGAGCAACAACTTGATAAAGCGGCCCCAATATTTTGGCTTCTGATATATCTTGCCGCATTTCTTGCAACTTTGTAAGCATTGCTTCCAACGCCAAGGTTGGGCTGTAGCGCGCCAATTGGGTAATGCGTTCCATAATTCCTTGAACCGCTGAAGCAATGGATCTAATTGCAACTGAAACAGCGGCAACCGTAACGCCAATTCCAACAGCCGCACCCAACAGCCCTGTTGCCCCCGCAGACAATCCGCCGGCAGAACCTTCGGAAAGTCTGCCAATCGCAGCCCTACCTTCTGAAATTGAACCGCCGGAAGCCGCTTTTCTAAAAAGGTCGTTTGCTTCCTTAAAAATATTTACATCAAACTTTTCTTTTTCTCGTTTTTGTGGAGCCGCCCCGCCGCCACCGCCTGCCGCACCACCGCCGCCGCCACCGGACGGAAATCGAATGTCAATATGACCCAATGATTCGTCAGGCATCGCTTTGAATCCTTACATGACATTGAAATGTCGTTGCCGCCGTCGTTAAACCTAGCGCGTCATCATGCGCGCCGCCGTCCATGCGTACAAAGATTTGGCGTGAATACGAAGTTGTGTCAACCATTGCGGCAAGAATTGCGGTAACAAAATTTGCATTTAAAAAAGCGGATTTAGTACCAACTAATCTTTTTGTCATTCTGCCGCCCATGTCATATTCGACTTTTACCACAGCGTGAACTTTGTATTCAATTATGCAAGTATGAACGCCCGTATTTGGCGACATCGGAACCATTGAAACAGGTTCAATTTGAATGTTTGGTACAGCGGCATCTTGCAACCTAAGTTTGTCTACAACATAAACACGATTGTCAGCCAATGTAGCACCGGTTTCAATTGCCAAAGCAACGGCATCAAAAAACAAGGCTAGGGTAGTTGTATCGGATAAGTTGCTCATTACGGAATTACCGAATTTAAAATGGTTGGCGTTCCGGTAGTGGTTGGCAATTCAATTCCGTTTTGAAAAGGCGCAAAGAACCGTTCCGTGTAATTTAAAACGGTTGCGTAATAGTTGTTTGTAATTGCAAGCGTGGCGTAGTCGCCAATGCGCCAATCAGTTGCGCCACCAATAATTTGAATAAATTGACCGTTCACGCCATATTGCAATGGAGCAAAACAAAAAACGCCGTCAATAAATATGTATTCGCCCGCAGCAATTATCAAATTTAAAGACATTGTGAGGGTAGTTGCCGGCGCGTTTGATGGAAACTTATACGATGCTTTAATTAGTGTCCAAGAAGTTGTAAGCGAAGCCCCTGTTGCCGTTGCAACTTCCAATATTGAACCGTTTTGATCTAGTAATTCAAATTCTATATCGTGTGAAACCACGGCCGAACCGGCTGCCTTTTTAATCCAAAAACCAAAAATAATTCTTTTGTTTGCGCCAATAATTGTTGATTTTCCTGTTTGCGTCATTTCGCAATTCACAGCACCAACACAGCCTAAGCATGAAGAACCTCGCAACATTTGCGTAGTTTCTTGTTCAACTAATCCTGCTCCGATGTAAGTCATAACCCAAGAACTTGGTTGGTTACCAACCCACGAATCCAACCCGCCATTGTCTATTGTGTTTATGGTGTCGTTGTAATCGCTGCTTGTAATTGAACCGTTTGCGCCGCTGCCGGCGGGATATTCGTCGCTTGTAATGTCAGAAACTCGCGCGCTACCCGTAACCGTAAAGCGTTCACGGCCTGCCGTCAATCCTGTGGTTGTGTCGCCAACGCATTCAAAACGCAATGTTTCGGTAGGCGACATTTGAGAAGGTATTCCATGAAGAATAACTTTTCCGGTTCCAACATTAGCCGCGCCAAAAGTAACCGCGCCTTGGGTAATTGTGTTTGCAGGAAAGGTTGCGCTTGCTGCAATCATTTGGCGATTTAACTCTTGCAAAGCCGGTAAAGTAACTTTTGGAATGTTTGGGTTATCTATGTAGACCATTTCGGTCAAAGTCTTAACCGCTCCCGAAACCGATTCTGTAATGCTTCTATCTTGCGAAGAACCTAAATTGAGAAAATAGTTTAATACAGGCGTAAACATAAAGCGCGTGGCTGCGGTGTATACGCCGTCTAGGGTGGCAACCCGCGACTTAATAGCCGCGCGCGCGTCAACTTGCACCTTGGCTATGCCCATCAATTTTCCAACACGAGAATAAAGATCAGCAAGGCTTACGGTCATTTGTTACCCATTTCAAAAAAAGCCGATCTAATTTGGTCGCGCACACTCATGGGTTTTCCCCTTAATGCCGCTTCAAACGATGGTTTTGATTTTTCTCCGTTCATAACTACCGAAACTCCTTGTATAACTTGCAACGACTTCCAAGCGTTTGCTAGTTCAATATTCTGCATCAATCCAAGAGCGGCTTCAGGCGGCATTTGCCAAGGGGTTGCACCGTAGACGGCCGTAAACATGGCTACGGTGCGATATCTTTTCCCAATTCTTTAATTGCCAACGAAACACGAACAGCAAGGGCGAATGCCTCGCCATCCGTTAATGTTCCCGCACTTTCCGGCGGTCGAATGGCTCTTTTAACTGATTCAATCAGTTTCGCAGGGCTTTCAGGTTCGCCTTCTGTTCCGTTTAAAGACAATTCAGAAAACACAAGTAGTTCGTCAATTTGAAATATCTTGTCGCCAACTTGGTAGTTTGAAATAAATCCGTTTTTAAGTGGTAGTTCCATAGGTTATGCCATTGTATACAACGCGCCTTCAAACGCTGCTTGATTTACAAACGATTCACAATTAAATGCAATTTTAGTTCCCTTGTTTCCAAAATCAAGTTCCTTGCGATCCACAATCTTACAACGCGGCACAGTCAATGTTTTTGCGGCTGCTCCCACCGTGTAATTTACAATAATGTTTAAAGTGTTATCTTGCGCCAAGGTTCCTACTTGTGGATAGTAATTAACTCCGCCTGTAGCCGCCGAATGACCATCTACTGCCTGCGTAAATGTTGCAATTTGAGCGCGGTCAATAACAATAAGCGAGAAGGAGCAAGTTACTTTTGCGCCTGTTCGTACAGAATCATAAGGCATAGCACCTGATTCATTTGTAAAAATATCGGTGTGCATATATGTAATGTCAAGTTTAAAAAGGTCGTCGTTATCGCCGCGTCCAATTACGCTTGCGCTACCTGAAGTTGCCGTTGACTTTGTATAGACCGATGCGCTAATTGTGTACGGGCCAAAAACTTCTACTGCTGTCGCCATGTTTAAATTCTCCTATTTTAATATTTTACCGTGCGCCCATCGCTCTTGCGATAGCCCGCGCCACTTCTTTTCTTGCAGATTCCGGCATTGCAAATACAGGTCTAGCCGGCACAGTTACTCCACGCTTAACTACTAAATTTTCCCGCGCCCCTTTGGGATCGCCACGAACAGCCCTGCGCGTAAAAGGAATAATTACTTCTCCGATGCGCTTAAAGCCTGCGCTTTGAGCCGCCGCAATAGCGGAACCAATTAAAGTTAGCCTAACCCCGTTGGCAATTGCTTGGGTTTTTGCGGTTAAACTTCTGAACAAGTCGCCGGTATCATAAAGCGGAACGCCACCTTTGCGGTAATGGTCAATAAACTTAGGTTTCTTTTTGGTTCCAACATTTAAGCGGGCGGTATCAGCCCACAACGGCGCATACCCGCCAATATCTGCGCCGCGTTCACGGATACGCTTTTGAGCCTGCTTCTTTAAAATCAAACCAACATCGGAAGCCTGCAACTTCTTTAAAATTTCTCCAAAAGGATCCATTACGCCGTTCGATCCTTGCGATATGGAAAGAATGAGGAATCAGAAACCATTCCAAGGTTGCCGCGCGCTTGGACGGCTATCACGGCTACGCTAGGCAGTCCGGCGGCTCTGTTAGTGTCGTTTGCAAACACTCGTTTGCCGTCCCGTAGATCGCTTAGGGACGCTTGCGCGCGGGAAGCCTTAGCCTTAACGACTTCGGGAACATCGCCGCCTCTCCGCTCAAACAGGAAGCACAAGGCTAGATCAGAAACCAACCCCTCAAGCATTCCGTTGTTGGCGGCCGCTAAGGTATCTAGGTCAACCGTGGAATAGGTATTTGAACGAGTAGCAGCAGAAGCAACTTCTTCGCCGGCGCGCAAAATAGCCGCCGTGATCGTGGTTGAACTTGAAATTGTTCCATCCGTATTGTCATCGGTAGCCAATTCCTGCAAAATGCGGGAATCAACATAGAGAGCCAAGCGGGTGTTAGTCAAAAGTTGATTCATAAATAGCCTTCCAAAGAAAAGGGTTGCCTAGCGTTTAAACTAAGCAACCCTTTGAATGCAAACTTGAGTTACTTAGGATGCCGCTGAAATATCCGCAATGTAAAGTGATGCGAGCGGCGCAGTCAATTCAATCGCTGAATTGTCAACAACTGAACCCTTAATACGACGATTCCAAGGATCTTCCAAGGTTTCAACCGTCATGTCCTCATAAGCAAACACGGACAAACTTGAGAATGAAGGGCCTTCATTGCCGATCAATCCTCCCGGACGACTTACAAACACAACGCCCGGAGTGTCGCCACCGTAAAAGAATCCACGGGAAGGACTCAACGAACCCTTGCGAGTTGTTACCGAAACGGTGTCATCAACAACTACGCCGCCCAAACCAAACAAGGTTTGTGGCAAACCGTAAGTTGCGAATGTTGCATCACCTGTCAACGCGCTGTATGCCATTGGGGTGTTCTTGACATAATCACGAACGCCATCGTCAGAAGCAATTTTGCGCGCCGTTGTTGGGTTCATCACCATGATAATATCCTTTGGCGTAACTACGCCAACGGTATTTTGAATGATTTTCTCCATTGCTGCACGAATAATCTTTTGAACAGGATCAACCACGCTTGCGCCAATGTACGCACCCGAAACCAAACTAATTGACTTGGCAAAATAATTACTGCCGGTTGTGTAGTTGGTTGTAGTGGTTAAAGTTGTTGCTGCACGGTATGCGCGGTGCGTCATCATCTTGGCGGCTTGAATACGAGCATGGCTCGCAACAATGTCCCAAGCGGATTGGCGCGCGGTTTCCTGCGGAATGCTGAACGAATTTTGAAAGCGTTGCGTTGTGTATGCAACAAATTCAAAATCGCTGTTGATTCCGGTTGGTCGATCTTCGCCAAGCGGCCATTGGGCATCTTGAACGGTAACCAATCGGGCTGTTTCCTCTTCGTCAATCTTGAGGTAGTAACCCTTCATGGCGGTCACAGGAACAATTTGGGCATAACGAGTGATTGGAAATTGGTTTACAGAGCGTGTAAATTCAATTTGCAATTGTCCGGTTGCCGGACTAAAGGTGGGAACGAATGTATTAAGTCCACCACCAACTCCTACTTCAGCCATTTTTCATACTCCTTTGTAAGTTTGTTTTAAAGTGTGGTTGGGTAGTAAACCATTCCACCATTTTTGTATGCACGAATAACAACATTTGACGCTTGTGAAGAAACTGCTTCAAGAGCAACATAGCCTTGGTAACGCAAAGCAGGGCCTGCGGTAGCAACTGCTTTAATTGCGTAGCCACTTGTTGAAGCCTGCAAACGGTCGCCCACCGCAATAGCGGTTGAAGCCGTTACGGCAATCAAAACCACATCGCCGCCCTGAAGCGTAATTGGCAAGCCCGTGGTTGCATGATTAGCACTATCAAACTGCAATGTTGAACCATCGGAAACGCCAAGAACTTGGGTTGCAGCGGCGGTTGCCGCCGTACCCGTGTTATCGCCGCTTCCAATGCCTACAAAAGTGTAGGGAAGAATTGTGCCTGTTGCTTGAAGTGCCGGTGTACTTGAAAATGATCCCATTGTATTTTTCCTTTTAAATTAGGCTTGTTTGCCTGTGTACTTGCTGAACAGTTGCTTGAATTTCGTCATGTCGCCGGCTGCTTCACGCACAGCGCGGTCGCTTGCTTCACGATCACCCATACTTGGGCTATCGTTTTGCACAGTCATTTGAGCCAACATTGGCATACCCGTTAGATCGCGCGCCATTGTCGCTTTCCAAAAGGAAACCTTTGCTTGTGGGGTTTCGCTGTCTGCCAACTCCTCAACCATTTGGTTGCGGAACTTAGAGCAACGGAAACCGTCACGCACCATGTTGTCAACTTCCTTGCCAAACCGCTCAAGGCGCAATTGTCGCTCCATTGCAGCGTTGGCTTGAGTTAAAGCCTGCACTTGTGCAAACAAAGCCTTTTCGGATCGGCTGCCTTTGCTGAATACGGGCTGCTTCATTTTCTTTTTGCCGCCGTAAGCGTTCATTTCCTCGTCGTCATCTTCAGCCATAACTTCCATGTCATCATCTTCAGCCATTTCATCTTCCATGTCATCCGCGCCCATTGCTTCGGCATCGGCTTCCATAGTTTCAAGGTCGTCGCCCTCAAAGTTTTCTTCATCCTCGTCAGGGTCAACAGCGCATTCCATAGCGGCATTTTGCTTCAATTCCTCGTCTGCTTCCATTCGCTTCTTCTTAGCCATTTTTGTTTCCTTTTTAATTCCTGACGATGGTACGAAGGTGTTTGAACCACCACCTACGCCAATTTCGTCAAATTTTGATTTCAAGTCAAGTGTCATGTCCAACGCGGACAATTTTCTTTCAAAAATAATCTTATCGCCAAGTTTTGTAAATGAGGTGTCCGGCAATGGTCGGCGCGGGGTATCCCGTCCCAACAATGCCACTTCACTTAAATGATTATCTTTCCAAATTTCAGCGGATCGACGCGGAAAAGCGTTAGTTGCTAAGTATGCCTTAAATGATTCCTTAGGCATAATCACATCGCCAATGACATACGAAACGCCGTTGCGTTCCTCAAGCCATACTTTTTCAATGTCGCCAACTGCCTTTGGGTTGCTTGGCTTGCCATCTTTTTCATGCTCAATTACAAGTTTGGGGCGGCTGCCGCGCGCTATAAATTTGTTGGTACGGCTAACAATGTCTTTTACCTTCTTGGAATCGTATTCCTGCATGGCATCGTCATCCTCTGCATCAATTGAGGGATCGTAACCCATGAACAATTCCAAGTCTTTAATGCGAACCTTGCCGTCCGGCGTAGTTTCTGTTTGGTGGGATGCTGCCATTATTTGAATGCCTTTGCGCCAGCGCGGGTAAATGATCCTTTGCCTCCATTTAAAGACTTGTAATACTTGACTGCTTCCTTCAAGTTTCTTTTGTACATTTCTAATTCTAACTCTATCTTTGAAATTGCCAATTTTAAAACCCTCACTTCGTTTAAAGCCTCGGCCTTGTTTAAAGCAAACATTGCCTTAACGCCTGTGTGTCTATTTTTGGATGCCGCCCCAAACGGTTGACTAAGCCGCGCAGTCATTTTTCTAATCAAACTAATAAATTGTTGATCTGAAGTTTCATAGGAAAAAGCCTCGCCAATTTCTTGCTGAAGTGCTTTATCTTGCGGCGAGCAATTTTTCTTGTTGCTGCAAAAGCCTTTAGATTCTAATTTGCTTTTTAAAGATCGAACAGTTGCTTCTAATTTAAAAGTTGCGTCTTGCTGTATCTTGTTAATTCTGCCTTGTTCTTTTTCATTTGCAGATTTCCATGCCGCCCGCAATTGTTTACCCACATTGCTACCTTGATCTGTATTTTCACCGCCCACCACTTTGTAGGTTTCATTTAGCAATGCGTTCCATCTAGAATCTCCATACTCGCTAGATTTGTTTTCCCTAGCCATTTGAACGCCTAATTGTTTTGCCGCGTTAATTTGGGAAGATATATTTACCCTTGCAAAAATTCCCTTCACAACGCGCTTGCCATAAAACTTATCTTCAATCTTTGCCATTTCGTTTTTGCCTACTTTGATTTTTGACAACTTTCGTTCCAATTCAGTAATTTTAAATTCGTAACTACTGTCCCCTTTACTGCCTAAACTTACCGCCATGCGAATTGCTGCTTTATAATTGTCAAGGGCTTCGGCATGAAACCGTTTACGGTCAGATCCTTCGGGCAAGTTGTTTCCTGCGTTTAGGTTGTCCCAATAATTAAACATCTTTGTTTGAATGCCGTCACGAACCGGCCCGTTTGGAAGGGTTTCCACGGTTGCGTTAATCAAATTGCGGACATCCGATGTTGTTGCAAAATTAGTTTTTGTTTTCATTTTGTACCTTATTGTTGTTTTTCATATTTTTTTGACAAAATCCTTTGTCTGTTTAATTTTTGATTTTATTACTTGCAGTAAATCTTTGTCTTTTGTTTTATTAACGTCATTGCAAATATCTAAAATCTTATTTGCCATCCACGTTCCCTCACTCCAACTTGAGCCTTTGGCTGCTGCCATACGTCTTATATCAACTACTTCAGCCGCTAATGCGGTAAGTTCTGCTTGATCTTTTTCTGTCCACGGGGTAAAACCAAACTCATCTTTGCCGTTGTTTTTATTAAATTTATTCTCGGTTTTAGAGTTGCTTTCTACTTTAACATTCCAATATCGTCCCGCCATAGCCATTGGCGCAGTTGCACTATATCCATTTTCCGCTGCTCTCCTAGCAAAGTTGCCGGCAATGTCGCCATCCTCAAAGGCGATTACCAACGCGCCGCCATCAGTTTCTACAGCGCGCCAACCGCCTTCGGGCATTACCTTTTTTTCTAGCAGGCTTCCAAGAACCGGCGACGATGACGCTTCAGCAAACGCGCCACGGTTGGCAAACTTAGCCTTAAAGCCTTGGCGGGCATTTGGTGTTTTGCGCCTTGTAATTTCTGCGCTTAACCATTTTCTTGCGCCGCCTTCAGTTTTAAATTTTGGCGGGTTCATTGTCATTAGTTGTTGCCCGCCGTCCAAATAGGTAGCAGTAATAAAAGGTTGAAATAGTCCGCTCGATCCTTGATTTAATCCGGCAGTAAGGGTTGTTCCCTTTGGGCTTTTCCATGTTTCAACTTCAATGCGCCGGTCAAAATAGGCTTTGTCCTCGACGGGCATTGAAAAACCCTGTATTTTTTGTATTTTTGACACACTATTTTTTAGGGATGATTCAACAAGTTCGGGTGACATACCATTGTTTAACAGCAATGAGTTTAAAAATCGTAATTGATTTCTTTGGTCTAAAAGTTGTTTAAACTTCTTATTTTCTTTTTCAGCAAGAGCGGGTGATCCTGTCCATTTATCGCCCCATACTGTATTTTCTAATTCTTTTGCTTTTTTATCAATAGTCTTATCAAGATTTTCTATTTCTTTTTTCATATTTAAAGCCACTTTTTCTTTAAGGGCTTCTTTATTTGTGTCCTGAAATTCAAAATACCGTTTGTCCTCGACGGGCTTGGAAAGTTTTACGGAAACATTTTCTTGAACGCCAATTGATTTTTTTAACTCCGCTATTTGGTTGCCGATGCGTTCCATGTCAGCGTCAACTTGATCTTGGCGTTTCATAATTTCCGGCGATGGGTTCGCCATGCCGTGCAAGTTGTCAGCAACATTCATTAACTTGCGCCACGCCGCAGTTAGGTCACGAATTTTCTTTTCTGTTTCAACCGGTAAAACTGCAAAATACGCTTTATCTTCAATTTTCATTGGTTTGCCTTTCGTGCCTTTTCCATTGCTAGGTCAACCGCCTTGCGCGTATCTTCAACCGCTTTTAGATATGCGGCTTGTGCCGCAACAATTGCGGCGCGCTCTTTTTTGGCTTCTCGGATTGCCTTGTTGATTTGCTGAAGGGTCATTTCTGTCATTTGAATCCTGCATCGGGGTAAAGCCCGCGATCAATCACAACTTGCCTCTTGCTGTTATAGCGATTTAGTTTCTCTCTATCAATGTTTTCGTCCTTGTTCAGCAAGCCTAATTCGGCTGCATCGTCATGGGTAAACGGTTCAAGCGATCCACGGCAGTTAAAACCATTGGGCGGAACAAGGTTTTGTTCCTTAAATCGCTGCGCTGTTTCAATGTACCCGTCCATTTGCCAATGGAAACCCTCATTTGCGCTCTTTCCCTTCTGCTTGTAAACCCCGTTTGGCGCGCCACGGGTGCGGGAATCGTGGATTTCGACTAGCCGAAGCAATGGAGCCCAAGTTTGTACGGCGGGTTTGTCCATCGCTTCAATGGTTGCATCGTTATATGCGCTTGCCACATTGGTTCGGTAGACCGTTTCCATGCGCGCGCTAGTCAAACCAACGATTCCTTCCACCTGCGCGCGGGAAATAAATTGGCTCATTCCGCCGGTTCGCAAGCCTTCGGGCAGTTTTTTTAGAATAATGGCATCCGCAATCAACGCTTTAAGTTTTTTAGCCTGCGCTGCGGTAGCCCCCTTGACGCGGAAAGAGCCTTTTAAAGTCTTGCGGAGTGCTTCTAGGCGCGCTGAAAGATCTTTAAGGGCGTTTGCGCTTTCCGCCTTGACGATCTTGGCGGCCAACTCATCCATTTCAAGTTGCGCCTTTTGGACTGCCTTGGACGCTAAGGGAATCTTTTTCTTAAATCCCAAAATGGCTTCCCAAAAATCGCCCACTTCAAAGCCGGTGGTTGCCTTGCGTTCAGCAAAGGTTTCGGGCTTTTTCTTGAGTTTTGGATCAGGCACGATCTTTAAACCTGCCCGCTGCGCTGCCGCGTATGCAACCGCTTCACCATGTAAAACGGTCAAGGTAAGGATCTGTGACAAAGCAAATTCATATTTTCCCCAAGATTTTTTGGCGGCTGCTTTGTTGCCCTTTATTTGATTGGCAATTGCTTGCCGGTAAAGACGGTCAACGATGACTAGACCGCGCTTGTAGACTGCATCGAAGTCTTTCAATTAGCCTTCTTTTTAAATGCTTTCTTGCCGCGCTTGCGGGCTTTGATCTTAGTTGGCGGCTCGTCGCTAGGCGGTTCTTGCTCGTCCATGTCCGGCAGCGGTTCGGGATCTTTGCCCATTGGGCGCACATCAAGCGGAGCCATTCCGCCTTCAGCGGGGGCTTGCAATACAGGCTCATCATCTTCCGGCTCTGACAATCCAAACACCTTGCGGGCTTCACGCTCCGATACGCGCCCGCCCAATTTAGTAAATGTTTCAACAGCCTTCATATATTCTTCAGGGTTTGGTTTAGTAATGCTAAAGGTGAATTGTGGAATTGTTCCTTCATGCCCAAAGTTGTGCAAGTAAAGGGGTTGGATCACTTCACGGTTCATAGTTTCCGCTAGACCGTTGGCAACATATTGCATTTGACGATTTAAAGTTTTGGCGTGTTCATCGGCTACGCTAGATCCCATTCCTGTAGAAATGGCTTCGCTTGTTCCCGTTTGCCCAAGGATTACTTCCTTGATATTTCCAACTAGGTATTCAACCATGCGCGCAAAAGTTTCAGCGTTGCCGGCATTTGGTTCCAAGATCTTGATATCAAAAGGTTGGTCGCCCGTCGCGTTTGGATCACGCGGCATGAGTGCGGAAACATCGCCAAGCATATTTTGCATGACGGTTTCCATTTCAGTTTTGGCTTGATCGTTACCAATTGGATAGGTTCCAATTCGTATTCCCATGCTGTAACGCTCAATATAGGTAGCCCAATTTTGAAGCGCGGCTTGCTTCATCGACCAATAGTACCAACACAGATCACGCATTCCACGCCCCAAATAGGCGTTTTCCGCTTCATACGGATCATCAAAGTCCACGCCCTGCGCTTGATAGGTATGCAACACAATGGTTGCCCGTTGGCGTTCGTCTAGCGGCAACACGCGCGAATCCCAACCGATGATTGTGCCGTTAATTTTGTCCGTGTCAGGATCGACACCGCCGGAAAACTGTGTGTAATAACGCGGGCCAACCTTTAGACCAATCTGATTTAGTTCCGTTGAAACCACGCTGTCGCCGTGAATTGGCAGCCAATCACGGATATAAATCATGTCCTCGCTGCGACCATAAACAATGTTGACTGCGCTGCGTCCGTACCAAAGGGCATCTAGCAAGTGACGAATAAAATCTGTAATGCGGGGAATTCCGCGTACTAACTTTTCAATAATCGCCGCCTTTTGAATGGCTTCAGGATCTTTCATTTTGTCAGACTGCGGCGAAACTGTCCAATCGCTGCAAGCGACACCCAACTGCAAACTTAACAGCGGCCCCATGATGTCAGGGTCAAACCGCATTTGCCGTTGCAGGGTTCGATCTTTGCGAAACGCAAGAGAGCCTTGGCGCAATACTTTGTTGACGCTCGTATAAAACGAACGCTGCATTTCCACCGGCGTAACAAGTTGTTGAAACACCGGCTGCGTTTTAAGCGTGTCGCCTTGTTGTGTTTCCGCCGCTAGGTCTTGTTCTTTTTCGCTCATCGTCCGTACAATCTCCACAATTTAGGCAATTCGTTTTTCACCGTGCTAGGTTTGCTTCTAGGATCGTATCGACTTGTACGCGCATAATCGAGTAGGTCAACCACCGCGTCTACAGTATCATCATGTTCAGCCGCAGGGAATCCGATCATTTCATCACGGATTGGTTCCTGCGTAATTTCAACCCTGCCTTGTGTGGTGCATCGAAGTTTAAGCCTGCCTTGTTCAACCATTGGTTGCGCTTCACTTGCGCGGGTTACTTTGTCTTTGGTTCGATTGATTTGGCGTACAGGGATTTTTGTTGAACTAGCGAGTTGTTGACATAGCCCCATTTGCGGGCCGTTGCCTTCTGCAATAATTAGGGAAACATCTAGCCGCTCACAAGAATCCACAGCGCGCCGCATAAATTCGGGAAATGTCGCTTGCATCCGCATGGCTTCCAAGATCCAAACCTTGCCTTCCCTGTCAAGCAAACCAATAACGCATACGCTAAAATCGCCCTTTTCGCCGCTCTTGGCTGTAAATGCCCAATCAATTGCGGCAACAATGCGACCGTTAGACTGCGCTTCATGTGACGGATCGCCAATGTAGTATCCGGCTTCAATCCATTCCGGACGGAATATCAAACTATCGTCAGCAATGGCAACAAGTTCGTAGGCGCGCGCGTAGCCCATTTGCCCCATTTCTTTGCGCTGCGCTTCTAGGATTGCCGGCGTAAACACTTCGCTCCACGGGCTTAGGTAGTGCTTGCAGGGCTTCCAATAAAGGGAGCCGTCCAATTCTGCGGAACGCTTCCAATCAGCCGTCAGATCATCAGAATGGTACGGGGTGAACAGCCGCCAAGTGCGCGGAACGCCGGCTGAAAAGTCACGCATGGGTAACCAATTGTTGCGCCAAGATTCTTTTACCTTTGCCCGCTCCGCCGGAATTAAGATCGAATTGCGTAAATCGCAGACATCATCGCCAATCAAGAGGTCAGCGCGTCCACCCGCTCGACCAAAGATATTGGCAGCCTGTAGCGTTGGATCTTTGTGCATTGTGTCGCTACGCACAACAATTTCACTAGAGCCGTCATCATCGGGTTTTGGCTTGACGATTTGGATTTCGGGAAACACCAATTTGTAAACTTCGGAGCGCATGATTTGCACAACCATGCGAACTTGTTCTTGTGCTTTGACCACGGTTTGCCCAATATGTTTTATGCGGATTCTTGGGTTTCTGCCAATTTCCCACGCTTCACGGATGCCGATTTGTACTGATTTTCCATGTCCACGGGGCATTCCTACCGCTGCATCCTTGTGCTTAGTTAGGTGCGTTTGCATATCCGTGTGCAATTGCGATTGCTGAAACCCTAGCAATTCCGCAAACACATCAGGACATTCACGCGCGGCAGCGGCAACGGCCGCAACGCTATCGCTGTTCACCTAGCCGCCTTGTAATAATTTCACGGGCGCGGGCTTCGATTTCAGGCGAAACAACAAAGCGTTCGGTTGCTTCCCCACCGTCTAGCCGTTCAATTTTGTCTAACGCAATAGCGGCTTCAACCCTGTGCTTAACTAGGGAAGCAAGAACTTCACTAGCGCGCAGCCGGTCACGGGTAGGCGCAATTCCGTCATTCATAATTTGGGCAACGATTTCCGGCACTTGGTCAATAATCCGTTGCGGAACATCCCACCCATTTTCAACCGCGCGCTTGATAACGGCAAGCGACGACCGGCAACCCCTCGCTTCAATTTGCAGCGCGGGCGAAGGCTCTTCAACCTTGGCTTCTTTAGATTTAGGTTTACGCTTTGCCATAAATTGCCGCCGTAGGGTTTCCCCTGCGGAAGCGTTAAAAGGTGGTCAATCCTTTTTAGTTGGAATCCACTTAGCGAGCGTTCCGATGGGTACAAGATTCCCAAAAATGTAGCCCACCACGCCAAGCATAATTCCAAACCAAACCGAACCTAAAAAACTTTCCATAGTTCAATTCTCCTTAGGTATCACTATATCAGAAACCCGCTCTGATTTGGCTTGCAACCAAGCCTTGTTGAATAGGGGATCACTAGCGCGCTTGGCTGAAATCCATGTAGTCAAGTTATCTTCTTTGGCAGGATCAAGCGCATTCATGGCAATGTTGGCTTCTGTTGTTACGCGTTTAGGAATTAGGTTGAGCAATAGGCGTAGCCAAACTAGCGCGCCGGACTGAATTAGCAGGAAAGTAGCGGCTATAAGCGCAACCATAAAAAAGCCAAACTTTAAAAGCGTAGCCCACCATGGGGTTATATCCGCAACGCTTGGAATGGATTCTTGGATATCGGCAACTTCGGCAATGATCTTATCCGCTGTTGCGCTTATAGATTTTGCGCTTGAAATTACCGCCGGCTCGCTTGCATTGTTTTGAATGCTTGCGCTTTGATCTTTGATTGTGGAAGCGTATTCCCTAATTGCCGTTGCGCTAGTTGCTATTTGTTGCGATGCCGAACAGCCGGCAAGCAAGAGCAACGCTAACCATTTCATGCGAAAACACGCATGGGGGTAACCGGCGTTGGAACTACAATAAACAATTCATCGATTTGGGCTTGCGTTAATTCGCCACCACTTACGCGTACATTGGCGTGGTAACCGCTGTCAATCACCACGGTTTCATTATCAACTGTCCCATAGATCTTGCCAATCCAATCAATATCAATTCGCCCGCCGTCCCATTGGCCAATGACATCACCGCTTGCATTTTTTGCAGCAATACCCGCTGCGATTAAACTTGCCTGCATTTTGGCTAGGGTGGTTGTGCGTAGGAAATAGTCAATCATGTTGACATCGCAATCAGTTGCGCGCTTGTGAGCGCGGTTGGGTAGTACTTGATTTGGCGAATACTGCCGTTGAGAACTGTCGTCAAATCCGTGAGCGTTGAGCCATCGGTGCTAGTTCCACCAAGCACAAGCCATGTTGGCGCAACGCTAAACGCAATCGCTGACGATGTGGCAACAGTCCCACCGTTTAAGCAAAGATTGACGGTGGTTGTTGACCCGACGAATGAGAATGCGCCTTTGGTTCGCGCGCCGCTTGTAATTGTGTTGGCAGTTGAAACGCTGTGAGCCGCTCCAAAATCCGCAACTTTTAACGCACCCGCCGCGCTTGCTTGTTGCAAGTGAAGATGCTTTGTCGTTTGATCGCTAGTCGAAATCACGCTCCGCACAGTCGAAGTAATCCCGCGCACGCCACCGTACCAATCGACGAAGAATGTTCCTGTGGTTCCACCTGTGAACCAACTTGAGAAGTTGGTGCTGGTCATCAATGCAAGGTCGGGATTGCGGCTTACTTGCGCTGTGGTTGTGGGGATGTATGAACTTGGGGAAGTTCCTGATTCCAACA